GCGAAAACTGGGGTAGGGACGATGCTGGGCAGGGGGCTGCAAGCCACGGAAAACGCGAAGGATAGCGTGGTTCTGAGGGATTGTTCATGGTTCGTTCGCCATGACTCATAACCTGAAGGTCACAGGTTCAAATCCTGTCCCCGCAACCAAAAATTCCGACAAGATATCAAAGGCTTAGGTCAAAACAGAGCGCCCCAAGGGGCGCTTTTTGCATTTGCAACAAGGAACAACACGTTTCTGCGCGATTCCAAAGGCTTACGCCGCTTCCGATTTCTTCCGTGCAACACCCATGCGACACGGAAATGGCCGGATGTTCGCGGGACGTTCCTTCGGTCCCCCTACCGTACATCAATGGGAGGGACAATCGCAGGGTGCCTGCGTCGCATTTGCTCCAACTGGCGGCTCGCTAATTTGCGGTGATCTAACAAAGCCCAGCATGCTCAGGACCACCGCAGTGGCCAGAGCTACGGTGCAAAGCCAGGGGATGCCATAGCCAATGATCCGCCTCTTGCTTCCGCTGGGGCCAGCGATCCCGTCCACAACTGCAATCGGGTGTAAGGGGTCTTTTTTGAGAAGTCCGATGATTATGTCGAGTTTCTTTTGGGCGCGCCCAACCGCAAGTGTCAGAAGAAACGAAATAAGTGCCCCCAGCGCAAATATCGTATTCTGAATCTCGGGTAGCTCTCGGGCATTGACCCCGCCAGCAAGGGTAATGCCGAAGAAGATCAAGAGGAAGTTGGTCCGTTGGCCGAGCAAATTCTCGAGAAACGCCCGCTCCTGACTTAGGTCCCACCGCGGAGAAGCGAATTTTTCCTCGCCTATGGGCTTTCCGTTGTCACGAACCGGATGTGCGTCGACGCCTTCATTCATGCTCGCCATTCCCCTAACGAAACAGACTAGATCCAAGTAAAGCAACCTGGGCGCTCACAGAATGCGCGAGCTGAGTCCTTGGAGCAAGTCATTCGATGGAGGTGTCAAGGTCCCCACGCCATTCACCCGCACAATAATTGCGGCCCCCCCGCGCCAATCGCGCCCTCCGTTCGGTTGAGCTGAGGCGCGACGACTTCGTGCGCCTTGCGACCGAATCCCGCCTGAATTGGGCAAACGCTTCGATCCGATCCGGTGGTTCTGTGGTGAGGATGAATTGTTGCGCGTCGGTGGGCGCACCTACGCCTTCTCCAGCCAATGGGGCGGTACGGACTGGCTGGAAGCCATGACCAATCTGCGCGATGCTTTTCCTGATCGCGGGATCATCTTCACGCCTGCTGGCTGAGCCCGCTGATCTTCCTTGCCTTTCTACCCAGTCAGAGCCGTCATGTCCCCGAAACCAACTCGGGGACCATCATGCCCAAGACCAACGACGCCGCGCTGGACGCCTTCATCGCCGCCAAGACCGAGATCGACGCGATGATGGGGCGGCTGGTGGCGCACAGTGCCGACCACTTCGGATACAGCCCCGAGGACGTGACTTGGGGCCATGTCGGCACGCTGGACCACTACCGCGCCCGCCTCCGCGAAATCACCGATATGGAGTTCTGCGAAGGCGAGCACGCAGACTGAACATATCTACTGACTAGACGGTCAGGCCAAAGCACGTGCCCATGGCCAGCTTGCTGATTACAGCATGCGCGCCCACGCGGTGTTGATCCTGCGGCAAGTCCCAAGTGGGGAACAGCCCAGCGACCGCCGCCATATGGTTTTCCACCTCACCGATGACCATAGTGATGTTCCATGTCCCATTGTATTCAGTAGCCGACCTCCGGAGATCGGCGCACAGGGCTATGGTCGCTGCGTAATTGCGCATCGCATCAAGCTGGCTCGCCCCCTTCGTGTCAGCGACCAACAGGGTGAGACCATCCAGGACGGCGCGGATATCTCGCTCCATCATGCTGCCACGGTCCCCACGCCATCCAGCCGAACAGCGACGCTGGTGATGCCGTTCCCAGCAGCCTCGGTCGCGATGCCCACGGGGAAACGCCCGGTGCCCGGCACGTTGATGTTCTTGTCCGTGTTGTCCCAAGCCACGCGTGCGCCGACCGTCAGCACGGCGGCAGTGGCTTTCGGCAGTTGATAGACGCCCGTCGTGGCCAGTTCGACCGGTTCGCCCACGGCGGCCGCATAGGCGGCGATGCCGAAGATGTTGACGACGATCACGCCCTCGCCAGAGGCGGTGCCGCCTGCGGGAGCGGGCACGGTGATGACGTCGCCTTTCTGAGTATGGTTCTTCATGGTCAAAGCCCTTTCGAGGATTGGATACGGACCACGGCGATGCGCGCCGTGGTGCCGGTGATCTGCCGGTTGAGGTCGCCCAGCGCCGCCGCCATTTCTGCGTCGGTCGCATAGGTCACCCGTTTGCCGTCGTATTCGACGGTGCGGATGCCCTGATAGCGGGCGGCCATCAGGGCGTCGCGCCAGGCGGTGAGTTGGGCGAGATCGGCCATTACGCGCCTGCGTTCTGGAACCAGCCGCGGTGGTCGATGAAGCCTGCGCCGAAGTCCAGGATCGCCCGAATTTCCACGCCGTCCACATCCCAACCCGACCGGCTTTCCACTTGGGGCCCCTCGTTGCCCGAGAGATATGCGAACTCGAGGCCGTCGATCTCGCCGGGGTCGGCGGTGACATACCACCGGGTCGCGCTGCTGAGGCGAGGTTCGACCACTAGCGACATCGCCCCCGAGAACGGGTTCACATCAGCTGCGGTAGCGGGTGCGATGGTTGCCAGCCACTTCTCGGCCACGGTTTCCAGCGCAGGCGGGACCAACAGGTTCTTCGGGGTCACCCGGATGATCCGTCCATCGATGCCCTTCTGCGTGCGCAGCGCCAGCCGGGCTGCGGAAAGGGTGGCATCGGAGATCACGGCCCCAGCACCAGCCCTGTTGCCATGATCGACATGGAACAGCGCCTTGGTGTCCGACAGCGTCGGGCCGTTACCGCTGTTGGCCTCCAAGAGGGTCACGAGGATCCGCGCCTCGGTTTCTGCCGCCCCCTGGCCCAAGCGGCGCGCAAGGTCCGAGAAGGCCCCAAGATCGTCATTCACCAGCACCTGCCGAGTGATACCGATCTTCTTCGCCCAGGTTTCGATCTTGTAGGCCTCACGCGCCTCGGCCATCGTCCCGGCCTTGATCTCTCCGTGCTCGTTCAGCTTTTCCAGCAGCGGGGCCTCGCCCAGCATGATTTTGTTCACCGACCGGAAGTCCCGCGCCGAAGTCTGACGGCCAAGGCGGCGGATGCCGGAAGGGGCGGCCTGGTAAGCATCGCGAAGCACCCGGCCAACGGTATTGCCGAGGATGATCGGAAAGTCCGAGGTGGTGTGCAGCGCACGGGTGACGAGGCTTGCTGGCGACAGCGCCATAGTGGACTCGCCACGCAGGGTAAGCAGTTCCTTGGCCATGTCCACCGGCGTGGCATAGGCATAGCGGCGGGCCGGTTCAGAAAGTTCGTGGCGCGGGTTGATGCGCGCATAGAGGGCCTCGCCCATCTGGCGGGCACGCAGGCTCGCGTCGTCCTGGCTTTCGCCCATCTCGACGCGAACCTGTTCGGTGCGGATCGTCGGTGCGCTGCGGCTGGCCAACGCCTCAAAGGCGGCACGTCTGGCGGTGTCAGCATCGGCTGCGGCGTCAATCTGGACGTCGATCCAGGACTGGTCCAACCCGGCGATGCGAGCAATGGAACGGATTTCCGTGTTGATCGTGGCGCGGGTCTGCGTTTCGGGCGGTGCAGGCGTGATGGTGGTGTCGGTCATGTTGGTCTCCATGCGGATGCGGGCACCCGGGTCAGCCGGGGTGGGGACAAGGGAAATCTCGTGCGGCGTCCAGCGCACGGCGGTCAGCACCCGCGCGCCGTTCTCGGTGGTCTCGGCCCATTCCTCGACCGAGTAGCCCACCGAGACATGGCGCAGGATCCCTGACAGGACGTCCTGCCAAAGCGGTTCCACCTCGGGGCGGGACGAAAAGCGGATCAGCGCCGTGCCGCGCTGGCCATCGACGGCAGCGCATTGCACGCTGCCCAGCACATCGCGCATGGCAGACTGGCGATGTGCATCGAGAACGCTGGCCCCTTGCAGCCGCGACAGGTCCACCGCTTCTGGCGCAAGGCTGAGGCGTTCGACATAGGGGCCAGCCATGTCGCGGCGGTGCACTGGCGCGCCGGTTGACCAGATCACCTCAACGGTGCGGGCATCGCGGTCGGCACTGGTTGGGGCCAGGTCGGCGCGGCGGGTCAGAAGGGTGACGGTGTCATTCATCGGGAATGCCCTCCTTCTGGACAGGCGGGGCACTGAAGCTCAGGCCCAGCGCATCGATGCGTGCCTTGTCGGCGGCGATCTCGGCATCGACCTGTTCGGCGTCGTAGCCCCGTTCGGAAATTGCCTGTCTGCGGCTTTTGAGACCGGCGTTGATGGCAAGGATCTCGGCCTCGACGTCCTTCTTGGGATCGACATAGTCGAACTTGGGCGGCAGCCATTCGCACCCGAGATAGGCGGCAGGATCTCGGTCAAAGTCCCGCGCGGGCAGATCACCCGACAGCACCGCCAGCCGAACGAAGCGGTCCCAGACCGGGCGGCAGAACAGATGCACGACGACATTGTGCTGCAACTGCTCGACGCGGCGGCGAAACTCAATCAGACCGGCGCGGATGGAGGAATAGGTCACACCCTCCAGATCGCCCGAGATCAGTTCATAGGGCAGGCCCATGCCAGCAGCCACGGCGCGCAGGTGGTTCTTGACGAAGGGTCCGTAGGCGTCGCTCTCGGTCGGGTTGGAGAAACGGATATCGGTGCCGGGCGGCAGGGGGATCAGGCTGCCGGGTTCCATGCCAACCGTCAGCGCGCCGTTCGTGTTGTTGCCGGTCAGGCCGCCCGCTGTGCCGTCCGGATCGGTGATGAAGCCGGTGAACAGGGCCGCCACCTTGGCTTTGACCAGCGCCGCATCCTCGAACTGGTCCAACTCGTGCAGCCGCAACAGAACCGGCGCCAACCAGGTGATCCCGCGCAACTGGCCAGCGGCGAGAGGTTTGAACAGATGCAGGCAATCCGTGGCAGGCAAGCGCAACGGTTCCAGCCGCAGGGAGGTCAGCGGATCGCCGGGCCGGTCGCGCATGACCCAGTAGGCGGTGCGCTGCCCAGCGCCGTTGAACTCGATGCCAGCCCGGATACGTGGTAACCACCCGATTGCGACCGCCTTGCGCGTTAGCGGCGAATGTGCCGCTTTCAACTGACGTCGGCATTCAGGTCGTTCAAGCGGCCATCTTGTTTTCGGCCTCAGCAGGCAGCGGCTTGT